AAGCTTAGAAATGCCAATGCAATACTATACACAATTTTATTAATATGAAACTAGAAGGTAAAATGGGTAGAGCTAGATTCAGTAAAGCTGAATGGTTTGAACCATTACAATCATTAAATCCTCTTGTAATTGGTGCTGGTGGTATCGGCTCATGGTTAGGTCATTTCCTAGCCAGAGCTGGCGCCGTGCCTATTGTTTACGATATGGATAGATATGACGCCAATAATATTGGTGGTCAATTATGTAAAATCAAAGATATCGGTGAAAATAAAGCTGTAGCACTTCAGAAAATTATATCTGATATGCTTGGTCCTTTTATTATAACTGGTATTGAAGAAGAATATACTGAAGATTCTGCAGCGTATGCTTATACATTATGTGCCGTCGATGACATGAATGTTCGCAAGTTAGCCTATGAAAAATGGTTATCACTTGGTGAGGAACGTGAATTGTTTATTGATGGTCGTATGGGCGCTGAATTATTTCAAGTATATACGGCTACTAAAACAAGAGATGAGTATATGAGTCATTGGTTTCCTCCAGAAGAGGCTATAGGATTACCATGCGCATATAAAGCTACATCTCATATTGGTAGTATGACAGCTAGCGTAATGGTTAATATACTAACTAATTACCTTGGCAATAGCGTGGTGCCATCTAAAGTATCTTATTTAGGTCAACTATTAGAAATGGAAATACAATAATATTATGCATATAGATATAACAAAACATTTTAGATCTATACCATCCTTTGTAGATTTTAGTAAGCCTTGTCATTTAACATCGTTTACTGCTTTCGAATTAAAAGATAGAGTGCCCTTGGGGGCACTTTCTTCTTACTGGATGGATAATAGAACTAATTATGATTTATGCTCTAACGATAGATATAATGTTGTTAGATCAAAAACATTTCCTCATGGTATAAACTACGATTTTGTTAATAACGACTATATAATAAACAAAGTATATAGTAAACATTTTGACAAAGCAAATGAATGCATATCGTATAAAACCATGAAGTTAATGCACGAAGTAGGTTTTATTGCATATGAATCTGAGTATAACAATACTCCTAACAGAATAACCTATACAGGTCATTTTAATTATTATATGAATACGTTCTGTAACGTATATAAAAATAATATCTTAGTAGGATTTGCAACTATACCCTTAGATACATATATTACTTTACTTCATTTATTTAACATTAATCATGTTAATGCTGATGGTCATCCTTACATAGTTAAAGAAGACTATAATAAGATGAAAATAAGTATGGATGATATACAATTTGTATTTCATTTATCTACAATGCGAGATGCGGAAGGTTTAATAGAACGTTTCTGCAAAAATTATTTTGATGATGACAGTACGCTGGATCAATCAAAAATAACATATACTGATGATATCTATCATAATATCACAGGAAGAACAATAACAAAACAAGACAATCAATTATTTACATATGCAAGAAGAAGTCTATAAGGCTCTTGTATTTGATGTAGACCATTCACTTTCGACCATAGGCGGTAAGGATAAACAAACTAAAGTATTTGGTTTGCCTGCCGTTCCTTGGTCAGGGTCTGCTAAAATGCTAAGAGATAAACTAATGCAAAATGTAATACAAATAACTAGAGTTCCTGAAATACATCCTATTATGGGTGATGTAGGTAGCGAAGTTATTATTACATTTAATGAAAAGCTCCGTGAACACGGAGTTAATATGATGATCTTAGACACCGTAACTATGTTAGGTGTACAAGAACGTGCTCACCTTGTTAAAGAACAAAAGCTAGAATCCATGGAAATGCGTACATGGGGCTTATATGGTGATACTATGGAAAAACTATTTAATCTTTTTTCTAAATGTAACTTTCCTGTAATTGTTACAGGTCATGTTAAGCGTAAAGAAGATGAATATGGTAGACCTATAGAAGTACCTGATTTAAAAGGTAGTATAGAAACAGCATGTGGTAGATACTTTGACGTTATAGCGTATTCTAAAGTATCAAAAGATGCTAAAAATAAAACTAAAACATATAGCTGGATTGTATCAGCTGACTCTAGATATATTTTTGCAAAAAACAGAGGTGATTATTTACCATCTGTAATACCGCAAGATATCTCTTATATCATAAATTGTTATAAGAAAAATGGAGTTAGTAATCCAAAAATATTAATATTAGGTGACACAGGTAATGGCAAATCATGGTCATTGCAAACAATAAATAACAATACACAAATAATAAACCAAGAATAATATGTTAAAAGCAGGACAATCGTCAAGTAATAGTTCACAAAAAAGCTCAGGCAAAGTAGCTGACGGCTTGTATGGTAAAAAAGGAATTATTACATCTGTTACGCAAGTACCAGATAAATTAATGGGAAACTATAAACCTGATTTATTTATAGAATTTAAAATAAAATCTGGTGCATATGATAACACAGTAGTGCTGTTTGGTCATTTTAATAGAGATAAACAAACTCAGAAAATTATAAACTGGGGTTTAGCTAGTAAAGTAGACCAAGCATTTCAAAGGTTAGGAGCTTATGAAGGTTTATCAGATGCAGAAAAAGAATTAGATGGTATTATGTTTAATACAGCAGTACTTGATAATCTTATAGGAACGCCTGTATACTATTTATCATATGTATACGGTAAGCAACGTAATGCAGATAAGCCTGCGTATAGAAATTATGGGTATTTATTACCTGTAGATGAAAATTACACTGACGAAGAACATTATGATATAATTTATCAAGTTCTTCAAGGTGATAATTATACTATGAAACAGTTACATGATGGTCAATCTTATTTGCGAGAATCTTCAGAAAGATTTAAAGCATCTAAGCAATCATCTAATGTATCTAAAGCTGTCGAATTAACTTACGACAGCAGCACTTCTACTTCGGTAGTCGATGATGAGTTAATGTTTTAATTATGTTAATTCATAGGTAATTTTATTTCTTTTTTATTTTCCCCTGGGCGTAAGCCTGGGGGTTTTAATTTTATAAAAGGTAATAGTGAGTCAAAAATACTTAGAGTTTGTTGTAGACTCTTTATTTAATAGAGGTAATTTTATACCTGTAGAAAGACTTCACGGATATGTAACAGCTAATCTAGGTAAGTTAATGTATACGTCATACTATGCATACGACAAATCTGTTTTAGATTATGTTAAATCTATGAATAGTTTATCTGGGTATAGGAGTAATAGATACCATCATAAAACAATATTAGATATAGATGGAGAATCAGCAGACTTACAAACAATAACTGAAGTTACTATAGATATAGTCAAGTACCTTTCTAACTATCATGAAATAGAAGAAAGAAATATACAAGTATGGTTTTCTGGTGGAAAGGGATACCATATACACATGCCTAACGTATTTACATTTGAAGATTCAGAATCTTTAAGTTTTGATACAGTGTCTACATTTAAATCATTTTTTAGTAAATGGGATCAATATGTAGATACAGCACCTTTAGCTCCAGCTGGATTAATTAGGGCGCCGTATAGCACTCATAAATCTGGCTTACATAAAATACCTATATCACATAAGCAGCTTTTTGACATTAGCAATAGCGCTAGTGCACAAGACTACTTGCATGAGATAGCAGGTGAAAATTATATGGAGCAAAGAGTTACTATTCCTATGAACAATATAGACGATGGGACATTGTCTAATGAAGTTGTAGAAGGAGAAGTAAAATCTAATTGGCATCAGATGAATGATTATGACAATCCATCATCAGTTGTTACTTGTATGCAAAAATTATTTTTAAGAGGTCCAGTCGCTGGTAGGCGACATAAAGATGTATTAAGAATAGTTAGTGCTTGGAGAAGGCATGGAATCATAGCTTCTATGTCAAGATTAATGATACTAGCATGGTTAGATGTACCAGATAATTCTAAAGAAGCTCAAGAGTTTACTCGTATAGTCGAAAACGTATACAAAGGAGAGTATAGTTACGGCTGTAAAGACGAAGTAATGACTGAATTCTGTGATACTAATTGTATATTTTATAAAAATAAAGATTTTGTATTAGAAGTAAACAACGCTGCTAATATGACTAAAAATCTTGCAGACTATATACAAAAGGTAGATTACTCTGGTATAAACCTAACACAAATATATGGACACGAAGGTGACTATAAGTTTGTACCAGGTGAAATTATGGTAGTAACAGGAGACACTGGCGCTGGTAAAAGCGCCTTTGTACAAGATTTATTATGCAAAATTAAACAAAAAACTTTGTATTTAAATTTAGAAATGCATGAATCTTTAGTGTACAGAAGGTTCTTACAAAACATTCACAATAAAACAAAAGATGAAATAATAAACATGGTGCGTAATGGTCAGCTATTTAATAATGATTTAGATTTTATTGATATGCTTTCTATATCACCTGAAATAACAAGTATGTCAAGAATAATATCACAAAAAGATTACAAGTACGTTGTTGTAGATACCTCAGACGGTATACAAGCAGACAAAGCTGGTAATAATGAATTTGTGAAATTAGGAATGATAGTTGAAACATTTAGAGAATTAGCACAAAACAAAGATATACAAGTAATATTAATACACCACCTAAAGAAAAGGGAAGACCCTAGGGCATTAATACAACTTAATGATTTATCTGGTAATCGTGCTAATGTAACTAAAATGGATCATGTATTTGCACTTGAAGGGACAGAAGAATATAAAACACTTAGGTCCCTTAAGAATAGAGATCAAGGAAAATTAAACATACAATTAAAATTTAATTACAATGTATTCAGATTTGAACCAAGACAACAACACGTTGACGCATGAAGAATTAACTCTTGATGATATTGATGTAATGTTTATGGAGGAAAACTCCGACATTTCATCACCAGGTCAAGTAGAAGGTTATTTGTTTGCTATAAACAAAATGAATAACACTATAGACAATCTAAAGAAGTTAAAGCAACAATCTGTACAATTTTATTCTGATAGAATAGAACGTACAGAAAAAACAATAGAAATGTTAAAGGTAAAAGTAGAAATATTTATGAATACTTCTAAAATAGATAAGATACCTACACAAGCAGGTACAGTTTATTTTACCACAAGAACCAAAGAAACATTTCCTGAAGATGATGTGCTAATAGAATACTCTAAACAGTATGCTATAGACCTTAATGTAAAAGTAAGTCCTAATAAAAGGCTTATAAAAGAATACATAAAGAACGGGGGCGAAGTGCCCCCCGACTATGAAGCAAATAAAGTTACATCTCTTAGCATAAGAAAATGATTGAGTTTATCCATATAGTATACCCAGGAGAACCTCACTCACAAACACGACACAGACACACCTCTAGGGGTGGGTTTGTGCGTACTTATGATCCAAAATCTAAAGACAAACAAAAGTTTATAGATTTTGTAAAAGAAAGCTATTCTTTTGAAAAAATGCAGGGCATGGTAGAAGTAATCATACAAGCTGATTTTTCTATACCTAAATCTTTTTCAAAGAAAAAAGCAGCAGTAGTTGATGGTCAACATAGGCCTAAAAAACCTGATGTAGATAATATAGCTAAATTTTATTTAGATTCTTTAAACGGAATTGCTTACAATGATGATTCTCAAATAGTTGATTTGCAAGTAATAAAAAGGTATAGTATATTACCGCTTACAACTATTACCATACAAGAAGTCCTTCTTTAGATTTAGTTAAAGGTTAATTAAAAGTCTTCTTGACTAGACGATCCCCAGAAGGTTGATTCCCCTTCGAAGAGCCCCAGTTTATTCTGGGGCTTTTTTTTTATTTATTATTGATATATATTTGCTTTGTATACAAAATTAAATAATTATCATGAGTTCAGAAGAGTTAAAACAGGTAAAATTCGACGTTCATAAATTAGAAGCTATGATAGAGGTACTAGCCAAAGATGTTCAGGAAATAAAAGAGGCTCTAATTGGCAATGAATTTGGTCAAGAAGGTCTTGTTAAAAAAGTAACTGACAACGAAAAACAAATAGAAGAGCTATTAAAATTTAAGCAAAAAATTATTGCTTATGCTACAGGGGCAGGACTTGGATCATCTGCATTGTTAAACGGTATAGCTGAAATGCTACGCTAGAAAGGGTCAGGAAAGCTTTCTATTGACAATACTGGCTCATCATAAGAGTTTAATATTTCTTCTAACTCTATTATCATATCTTCTAGGCTAGTATGTATTAAAGATATAGGAAGTTTATTATATCTAATAGGCACTTCTAAAGCATTTAACTCTACTTCGTGTATAGAATACACAGTACCTTTAGATGTATTTTCTGCTAGTATTCTATAGCTATATTTTTTAAAAAAACTCAACAGGCGTTTCTATTACTTGAGTTATTATACTTTGTTCTACATTAGATTTTTTTAATCTAAAATCAACGAACCACCCACCAATATCAGTAGGATTAAAATTCTTTTCAACGGGCCATCCTGATTTACCTGCGCCAATACCATCTACATATGAACCTGATTGTATGTATTTAATTTTATCTTTATAAATTCTACCGTTTTGCGTTACTCGCATTCTAGCTGTAGATGGATCAAACCATTTTTGATGCGTGTGTCCACGTACTAATATATTTGCGTCAGGATATTTCATTGCTTCAATTTGAACATCTAACATACCTTTAGAACGTTTAGCGTTTCCACCAAAACCATGATGATAATGTATTTTACATATTTGTGATGTTCTTTTGTTTCTCATTCTAATAAAAACCCACCCAGAGTATGCGCCTAACTGTATATTTACTCCTTCCTCTAAGTTTAATGCCCATACTATAGAACGCAGTATATCATGATTATGAAACTTGTTTATAGTTTTTTCATGATTACCATACGATATAAGAGCTATATTTTGAGCGTAAGGCTTTAAAAAATTAATAGTGAACTCTGCTACTAGATCAAGGTAAGTACGCCCGTGTTGGATAAATATAGGGTCTATATCTTCACGTTGTAATCTTCGGTCACCATAACTACCCATTACATCTAACAAATCACCAAAAATAAATATTAAGCCATTAGCTTTTTTTATTTCGTCAAAATGTTTTTTTAAAATATTACGTTTACATCCTATAGAATCTAAGTGTATATCAGAGCAAAAAAGAGTAGGAACTATATCTCCAGATCTAGCACTATTAAATTCAAATAAATGTACGTTTTCCGATAACTCTTCGACAATATGTTTCATTGCCTTTGTTTTATTAGCGTTTAATTAAGTTAGTTATTTTTAAATAAATTCAAAAACACGCTTAACATACTCATTAATAGACCATTTTATACTATTAATAGACCATTATTCTTTTATGGCTTCAAGTATTTTTTCTATTTCTTCATCAACAAATCGACTTTTAGCTTCATACAATCCGTTTGCTTTATAAGTAGCACTATCTTCTAGCTTGTTCATTATACGTGTTAAATTATGAAAGTGTATACCTGTAAGATACTGAGGAGCCATAGCAGGTGTGTCTAACGATCTTATTACATTACGAGCAAGCATACCATAAGGTAAAAGGCTAACTGTTCTGTAATCTAATGCATCAGACAGGTCACCATCACTAAGCATCGCTATTGCTGCTTCAATAGGAACGCTAACACCAGTTGTAATATAACGAGCAGATGGAGGCAAGGCTATTTGTAAAGGATTAAATGGGTAAGGTATTTGTCCAAAGAAAGCTTTATCTCTTTCTTTTTCATCACCAAAAAAGTAATCACTAAAATCTTGTAAATAATTCCAAGGAGCTGGTAGTATAGATTCAAACATGCTCATAGGCATTAGCGTAGCCATAGCAAACATAAATGTATCTGCTTGTATCATTCTTACAAAACGTTGATACTCTTGACTTCCTTCTCTAAATCCATTTTCTCTAGCCATTTTTATAATATCTCTTCTAAATCTTATAGAATTCCAACTCCATAATTGAAATCTAGAAAATATACGACCTAAATTAGTCCTTGCAATAGCGGGTCTGTTAGGTGCGTTATATAAAAACTGAGAACCCCACACACCTTTTAATGCTGTTTGTATTAATACTGGATCATCCCATTTATAAGAGCCACTTTCTGCCATCATTACTTCTCTGGCTTTAAGATAATGAGCCCAAAAAGCTCTAGTACGTAATCTTGTTTCTACTGAACTCATCATCCAAGCTCCAGGACCAGATAATACATCAGATACATTATTTTTTTTAGCTAAATCTATAACCTGTTTAGCAGTAAAGTTTTCATTTTCTTTATATAAAGCGGCTAATTCTTCTTTAAACTTTCTTCCAGATGCCCTTATTTGGGCTGTCGGCCCAATTTCACTACTAATATATGATTCAGTAGCGCCTGACTTAATAGCAAATTCTCTAATAGCTTCTTTACTATTTAATGACTTATCTATATTGTCTCTTAAATATTCTACACTACTAGCTAATCTCCAGTTTCTAAACCCACTACTAATAGCCGTCTGAGCTGTACCACCTACATAGTTATTAAGCATAGATGTAGTATTAGTAAGCAGTGTCATTAACTGAGTCTTGCCCTCTAGCCTGGTAAAAGATTTCATTTTAGCTTGAAACTCTAACCTGTCTACTTCTGGATCTTTAAATCTTCTAAAATTAAAATACTTAGCTACTTTGTCATAATACTTATAAGCCATATCATCGCTTAAAGCATAATAAGGAGACTTAGCAAAGTTTAAATAAGGATCATTAAAGTATTCTGAACTAAAACTAGATGGTTTTCCAACAAAGTCTTGTATATATATATCGCCAAATTTAGCCCATGACTCAGTAATGTCTCCCATTACATTAGATTCTCTAAAATCTCTATTAAATTTTTGAGCAAGTAAAGTTCCAAATAATTTATGATAAGATGAACTTAATGATTGAGCGTATTCATTATATGATTTAGCACTAATATCCCATCCTCCAATAATCCTATCTGATCTTCCTCCTAAATTGCCAAATAGTCTAAAATTACTTTGTTGTGTACCATTACTTTCTCTAGTGTTATCTAAATGATCTTTTATAGAAAAAGAATCCTCTATGTATTCTTTTGCTAAACCACCATCTTCTTTTATTTTACCTTGAGCAGACCATCTTTTAAAATTATTAAGTTCTGAATTAGATAATCCTATAGCTATATCTGTGCCTTCAATAGTTTTAGGTTTGTAATGCGTGTTTATATAAGTTTGAATAGCTTCTTCAGAATGATTTTTATGAGGAAAATATTCTGATGCTCTAAGTTTTCCTATCATTGGCGCTAATTTATAAGTGCCATTAGGATTTCTTCTATATACAGGACCATAAGGGCCGTCACCATCTTTAATGCCCCTATCATTCATTCTTATTTCAAATAGTTTTTGTTTTTTTACTTCAGGATCTGCAATGTTTTTTACTAATGTTTTTATACCGTTTACTTTTACTCTAGTATTATTTCTATACTGAAGTTCTTTAGCTAGCTCATAAAGTTGAGATAAACCAATATTTGCTATTCTTTCAGAATCAGATTTAGTTCCTTGAAATTGTTCTATTAATCTAGCCATGGTTTCATCTGGTAATAAAAAACCATCATCATCTCTTACTACAAAATCTCTTCCTGATTGCGGATCTATAAATGTGTTAAAAAAGAACTCATTTAAATCAGTAAAAGAGTTAGATATTCTTCCTTGGGTTACTTTTTCGCCATCCCATTCACCCATTAAATCACGACCAGTTACTTCAGATTTTACATTATCAACATATATTATATACTTTTTATCTTTTAATCTGTTGTATACATCTTTTTTAGATTCAAACATCTCTTCATACTTTAATATAGACCATGTAGCATTTTCTCTTTCTAAATCTGATGTACCCAATCTTTCTAATCTTCTAAGCCTACCAATATTGCCCATCTCTTTTATAGCAATAGAGGTTTCTATTAAATTTTCTCTGTCATTTATAACTGACTCATCATTTAAATAATTTAACTCATTGTTTATTGCGCCAGTTATTCTGTTTACTAATGCACTTCTAGCTTCTTCTACAGTATTTAATGATAGCCTCATCATTTCATAATGAGACATAACATCTTTTACTTTTTTATTTTTATAACCTTCTGTAGTAAGAACCTGGACTATTTGATCTTCAGATAAATTAGTATCAATAGATGTTAATCTTCTTGCTATACTATCTGGAAAGAATGCCCAATATATTTTAGAAATACCTTGAGTTGGATCAGCTCCTACTAACTTTTCTAAAAATGTTTTTGAATGAAAACTGTTTAAATATCTTACAAAATCCCTTACATCTTCTTTGGTAGAAACACCTATATCTTTTCTTATTTTATTTTGATAAACCCTATTTATGTCTTCTACAACATTAGATGGAAGCTTTGATAAATGAGCTGTTAATTGATCTATTAACTGTTGATCTGTATCAGTAAATGTTTTAGTAGGATCGTCTTTAGCAATTTCATTTATAAGATCTTCAGAAAACTTTTCTGTTATAACTTCATCACTTACTGAAGAACGTCTAGCTTCTTTTTCGTCTATAGGAGGCCTTGATGTATTTAATTTTATATCAAAGGCAGCATTTACAGATGGTATAGTTCCAGGTTCAATAGGAGATCTATACTCTCTTTTTATTTCTTCATTAAGTATCTCGTTTAATTCTTCTCTTTTTTCTTTAGATACATTTTTAAGTAATATTCTTTCTACTGTTGCACTAGCTGCTGGATTTATAACATCACTATAAATTTTCTCTGTACCCTCTTTTACTTGTGCTATTTCATTAAATAATGAAACATATCTTGATACATTGTTATTATTTACATGATCTAAACTAAAACCAAAATTTTGATCTCCTGATTTATTTTGATAAACCCTATCTATTTCATTAGCTATATTTTTTAAAGGAAGGTTTTTTTCAGTAGATTTATATTCATCACTAGACAGATACTCATAAGTGTATTTATCATATCTAGAATCTTGCATTAGATTTAATGCAGTATTAAATGTTACGTTATTTTTTTTAGTAATGTAAACCGCTCTTGCTACATCATCAATATCAAATCTTTGCTCAGAAACAGACCCTATCATATACATATCGTAGTAATCTTTTTCTGCTTTTGTTTTTAAAGAAGCATGGTATTTTTCGGTTACTTTAATTAAATCATCAACGTTTTCAATTTCTGTTATTTTTAGCTCTTTATCTTTTATTAATCTTTTTCTAATTGCATCTGATTCACTTATATCTTTTTCAAAAAATAAAGACCTAGTATATTTAACACTATCAATGTGTAATCTTATATCAGATAACTTTTCATCAGATATGCCAGCTTTTTTAGCCGCAAGAAAAGCTTGTCTATTAAGAGATATTGAAGCTAAATTATCTATTGACCTATAAACACTTTTAATAGTAGAAAACTTTCTATCCCTACTTAAACTACCATCTAATATGCTAAACTGTCGCATTGCGCTTCCAAGCAAAACATTGCCATACTGGCTATCTTTACCATCTTTTAAATAAGCATTTACAATGTCAAAAATATTATTTAAATCAAAACGTATAGCTCTAGAAAAATCAGAACTATATGTTCTTAACATTGTGCCATCAATTGTTTTTTGAGATGTAACTTTGTTTACAGGTTTATAATTTTGAACTGATTTAGAAAGTTCTTTTATAGCTCTGTAGTATCCACTTTTTAAATCTACATTTTTATATTTTCTTCCAAATTCTATTATAGAATTTATACCAGTATCAAACTTTATTATTTCTGATTGATTTGTTTCCCTGTTAAATCTCCTACCATTTATAACTTCATTAATGCGAACTAATTGATCCGCTCCTTTTATTTTGTTTATGTTTATCCTAGACCTAAACTTTTCTTTTACGGCTGGACTAACTGGTATTGCTCTATCATTTGCGTCAACAAGTTCAAAATCTTTGACATATTTTTGACTTAAATATTGAGATTGATTAACAACATTTATATCTATTTTATCAATAGCGTCTATTGCTAAATTCTGAAGTTGCCTTCTAGCTGCATTATATTCTTTTAATGTTCCGTCTATTTTAGTTATTCGTAAACCAGTTGCAGGTGGTAATCCTTTACCTACATTTACAGCATTAACAATTCCATCTTGATTAACAAATTCTTGGATATTAAAACCGCTTTCTATTAAACCTTTTATACCTAATGATGTAGCACCAGCGTTAGCTATAGGACCTACTAGCCCACTTGCATCAGTAGTATACATATGAGTAGCAAGAAGACTAACAGGATCTAGTCCATTCCTTAAATTATATTTTGGCTTTACTACTGTTAAATCACCTTCTGTGGGGTCTTTTACACCCCCGTCTGGGGTGTCGTACTCTTTAGCAAATTTTCTTACTGCATCTTTTATAGGCGACCCGACAAGGTCGCCATCTAAATCCTGATAAAAATGTACTTTATCTCCGTCATTATCAGCTCCCCCTAAATACTTCATATCATAAGCATTTAAATGCATACCATATCCAGACCTAGGGGTAAATCCTGCAAACTTTAAAACTCTTGCACCTGATGGTGAATCTTGAGGAACACGCACTACTATAAACTCAAGAGCGTTTTCCATTTGTTTTTTCTTGGTAGCATCTGTTTCTTTTTGAAAAATTTCCCAAGCCTTACCCATTTTCATTTGGGTACCATCTATCCATTTTACTTTAAAATCTTTCATGCTTTCAGCAAGCATATAAGTATTTTTTGCTACAGGCCTTCCTATTTCATTTTGCAGTACATAATCGTTACCATATATAAAAACAGATCCAGAGTTTTTTACTTTTGGCCTAATGGCTCTATTGTATATATATCTTTTTAAAGCCTCATTAGCATAATTAGCAACTTCTGGTCTATTCATAATAGCAGGACTTAACTCCCCTTTAGCCATAGCAACTTTTATAAGCCTATCTTGCCCGCCATTAAATCTATCAACTAATATTTCATTGACTACATGATCAATGTCACCAGTTTCTCCTTTTAAATCAGCTGGGTCTTCAAAGTCTATTGCTGACTTTTGATTAAAAATATGAGACCAAACTTTATTGTATAATGGTGTAGCAACCGCTCTTGAATTTTTTGGTTGAAACAATATATTAATAATATTCTCTATGCTAATGTCATCAACATTTATATCTGTTACAAAAGTATTTTTAAAATCTTGAGACTGTATTAATTTATTTGTCTCTGCATTTCCATCTAAAGATATTCTAATAATATTTTTAGTAAGCCTTTCAATAGACTCAGGTGTATCCATTAAAGAAACAAACTGCTTTACAAGCCTTGTGTCTTCTGGCATTTTTTCATAAACATTTAAGTTTATTCTAACCGTTTCTGGATCTATATTAAATGACTGTAATCCACCTTCTTCTGCAATACTTATTCCTTCTTTAGTAAATTTTAATGTACTTATATCTCTTAATCCTGCTTGCTTTACAGCGGTATCAAACATTAAAAAATCTATTTTATTTTTCTTTAAAAACGGATCAGTTTTTTTGCTTGCTTTAAAAGCGCCGAGTTTACCAATAATCATGCCCTTACCATCACCCTGTTGACCAGCAATAGTAAACTTTAAAAACCCATCTTTATTTTCATCAGCACCTATATCGTTAGCTATTTTTTTAAACATATTAGATGACACTAAAATAATACCATCATTATTTGTTTCGTCTAAATCTAACATTTTTAAATAATGCTGAGCATCATCGCTCTTAACAATAGCGGCTTTTATATTGCCTATTTCTTTACTTAAAGGAGGATTACCATCAGATAAGGGTTGCATCCTTTTATTTATATCTTCTGGTTTTGTTATAAACCTCTCTTTTCTACCTGCATCTCTGTCTTCTTTGTTATACCTAACAATATCTTCTATAGATAAACCATTTAATTCTTCTAATAATCTAATATTGTTATAGGTATATTTATCCTGAACCATTTTAATTTCTACTAATTCAGGATTATTAATTCCGTCTGTCGCAGGGTTTATCTCGGTCATACTTACTCTAATACCAAGACTATCATCAATTCTATTTATATTCTCTACCTTAGTAGTAAAATCAACAAGCCAAGCGCTATTGCTATCATCAAAATTCCAGTCATTTGCATGTACTATTTTTCCTGAATCTTTAATACCTGCAATTACGGGTTTACCTTCTAGCCCTGCCCTAATTACATAATTATTAACTTCATTTATGTCAAGATCATAACCAGCATCTGGAGTAATCTTAAAGAAGTTTTTAGATAGTGTGCTTACTATTTTACCAGTATCAGTATACTTTGATAAAAATATATTATTTTTAGTGTGTGGTATTAAACGTTTAACAGCCTTTGCTACAGCACTGTCTGCTTTAAATTCATTAATAGACCTAAAGTCAGATAAATTACCATCACTTTCTGTAAAGAATGGTTTAGTATCATCAGTCTTATTAGCATCATATATTAATATCTTTTGTCTTTTTTGATGTGATAATTTTTTAAAAGACTTTTTTAATAAATTTATAGACTCTGTAGATTCTGGCAAAAGACTTCCTGTTTTAGCAAACCAATTATTTTTAACACCTTTGATTGCTTCCTCAAAACTTCTTCCTTCTTTAATACTTGTATTTATAATCTTACCAGAATCAAGAGTTAAACTATTTACTAATTCTGGTTGGTCTGGTATAGAGTTTTCAGCCCACCTTAACAATGGGTCTTGTAATACTGTGGGTATTTCATGGTCAAAAAATGATAATTCTACAATAGCTTTATTAGAAAGGTTTACTCCTTTTTGAGGGTCATACTCAGCCTTTACACCATCATTCATTGTTAAATAAAACTCTGGACTACTTATTAGCCTGCTAAAATCTTTGTCTTTTATAAAATCATATGTTTTTTGTTTAGCTTCTTCAAACGTTAAGTTTTCATCTGAATCAGCAAACTCTTCAAATTTCTTTCTAGCAAACTCATGTACAATATTTTCTTTAGATTCTTCTGACAATGTTCGTCTTAATGACTCTCCAAATATTGCTCTAGCATCTCCAGGCTTGCCAAACATTTGATCTAATTGATCTACTACTTCTTCTTGTACTTCTTTACTTAAATCTTTAAAGCCAGGATTTAACTCAGGATTTAACATTCTTTCTGTAAGCCCTGCTTGGGCTTCTTCCCTACTTAACCCTGTAGATTTATTAACAAACTCTATAGCTTTTCTTTGTGAAAAAGGAACATCTGTTATACCAAAAAATGCACCAAGCAAATAATGATATACTTGTAACTCTATAGGATCACCAAATGTTTTACTTTGCATACCACCATATATACTTGATGATATAGTACGTATTGCAAGATTAGCTTGTTTAGCTTCCTTGCCTCCCTTAGCTATCATTTTGCCTAACTGGGTAGCATTAGTAATGCCTCTAAATACACCACCTTCTATTGCGCCAAACAAACCACCTCTAATTATTTGATCTACACCACCAGTCCAACTAGATATGGCGCTCGCAGCACCTAATTGTACAGCAGTTTCAAAAGAATCTTCTAACCCTTCAGCTACACCTTTACTAAAATATTTTCTTGCTTGATTATTTACAGGAGGCAATACATACTTTTTAGCATACTCGGTAGCTTTTTTACCAACCATCATTGGAATAGACTTGCCAGCTAAAGCGCCTGGCTGCCTTATAGCGGTGTCAAATTGTTTAACTGCTCTTCTACCCTGCATAGCAGCTTTAAAAGCCTTAGGAGAGGTTTTTGCAGTAAGCCCTGCAGTTTTAGTTAATACTCTAGCAGATGCCATAGCTCCTGCTTTTGTAGCCATACCTAAACCAGGTACATATCCAAGAAAACCACTTAACTGTCCTATGCTCCTCGCTATTGCTTCAGGTATATCTTCGGGGTCATCTCCTATAGGTATAGTAGTAAAGCCACTAACAAGACCACTAGTAAACTGACCTATAACGTCACCTACCTGTTTACCTAAAGTTTCTTCAGCTGCTTGAGGGTCTCTAGAAAATCTTCTGCCTAATGTTTTTGCTATATATTCTATTTGATCAACATCATCAGAGCTAAAAGAGGCAGGACTAGAACGATACAGCCTTACAAGATCCGTATATCTTTTGCCGTATTCTTCTTCTGTCATTTTATTGTTCCGGTATAACCTCTTCTTGAGGCATCATCATTTGAATATAATTACTATAATCAGCCCCATAAAAAGGATAATTAGGTCCAGCTATTGTACTTGTGTTAATATTAAGATTAAATGGATCTGGGTTTAACACATTTAAAGCAGCTTGGCCTTGATATATATTTCTAAGATCAGGATTCATTCCAGGAACAATACTTCCTTCTGTTGATTTTTGTTGTAAAGCCTCAAGAAGAGATTTACTTCTAACTCCATATTCTGACTCTAAACCCCTCATCATTCTTCCTTCCATACTAGGAATTTCACCTAAAACGGCACGACCAAGAACATTTTTAATTGGGTTTAAAACATTTCTTTCAAATGGACTTACAGTTTTAAATCGTGAAAATGGACCTTGTTTAACAGATTCAGCAGCCTCTTCAAATGACAAATTAGGTCTTTCAAAATAAGTTTGTTGAGCCTGCGCAAGTTCTTGTTGTTTTTGTGTTAATTCTAATCCTTTTTCTTTTAATTGCCTTATTGCAATAAATTCAGATTTTTCATTTGTTAAATTATCTTCAGGCTTAAAACCTAATAATATTTTTATTTTGTCAGAAGTTTGTTCTTGCGCAAACTCATCTCCTCTTTTTGCTATACCTAATTGAATTTCATTTACTGAATTTTGTATCTCTCGACCTTTTGTTATTGATCTTTGTGCTTCTATGTTGGCATCTCTTTCTGGTAACTTAAAATTCATATCTGCATAGAAAAACTCTTCATTCTGCCCCATTGTTTCTAAAAATTGTTGCTGGTCTTGCTCTAATGATTTGTATTTAATAGCAGCATCTACTTTCAATCTGTTTAATTCAGCATCTTGGGCTTTATTAAATTGACGTATTTGTTCCTCAAATTGCTTTTCTGATAAATTAAGCTCACTTTTTTTAAGGGTTAGTTCAGCTTTAAATTCATCTTTTCTATTTTGCAAATTAGCATCAAACTGTCTAGCTAATTCTGCCGCTTTACTAGCATCATCTAAAGTTTTTTGATTAAATTTATCTCTTTCTAATGCTTGAGCTAACTTATTTATTTCTACATTAGCTTCTGCAACAGCTAAGTTTTGCTCAAACTGTTTAGCACGTAATTGCATTTCAGCCATGCTTTGCGCTCTATCTTGTTCTGCCCCTGACTCTCGTAAAAATACTTCTGCAAAATTAATAGCCATTAGTAACCACCCATTTGATTTTGTCTATCTTTAAATAATTTATCTCCATAACCTTGACCTAGTATACCTGCCCCTAGGTTAGCTATATTACTAAATATATCTACGCCTGTTTGGCGTCTAAAGGCTCTGTCTTGTTGCATAGCGCCGTATTGTTGAGAATAAAGATTAGCTAGTAACCCTTGATTGGCTTGTTCTTGTTGTTGAAAAGATCTTAATGCTGCATCCATAGCTCTAGTTTGCCCACCCATTGCTTGAGCAGTAGCGCTTGCTTGACTACCTCCTGTAGCCGCTGCTAACCTCATTAAATCTTGTTGAGAAGGCGCCGCTTGTCTTGCTATTTCTCTGAACTCTTCTATATCAGGTTCTTGTAACTGAGAAACTAATTGTTGCATGCCAGATGGCATAGCAGATGTTTGTCTTCTTGACGCTCTTTTAGTTCTTATAAGACCACCTAATAAACCTATTCCTGCGCCAACCAAAGGGTTGGCTAAAAAAGCACCTACTTTTCCTAAACCACCTAATACTCCTACTGCTCCACCAATTTTAGCTAAAGATCCTCCGACCTTGCCTATATTTCCTGCATTAGGATTGCTTGCTGCTTGATATCCTTGATAAGGGTTGTAAGACATAATATTTTTATTTAGTTATAATCAAATATAAGATAAGTAGCAAATAAATACTACTTCTTCTTATATCCTGACTTTTTCTTTTTTCTTAGTGCTTTAAAATCAGCACCTGTAATTTTTCCTTTAGGTTTAGCTGCTTTAGCTATTTTTCTTTGTTTAGGACTATATTTTTTATACATAATAATTTACCATTTAACTTTATTTGCCCAGTATGCTGCAGACATTTTGCCTTTAGCTATATTTTTTCCATGTCTAGCTTTAAAACTTTTTGCTCTTTTGGTCATAGTTTTATCACCAGTTTTACCTTGCTGACCAAATCGTATAGTTTTTACTTTACTGCCTTCTTTGGCAACTACTACATGAGATTTTGTTTTATGACTGGGCGTGCGCTTGGGCTTATTAAAACCCGAAACGCCTGCCCGTGCTAAACGAGAATCTTTTTTACTTGCCATATCTTTTGCTTTTTTTTGCAGTTTTAGCAGCTCGTTTAAATTGTTTAGCCGTAGGAGCTCCTTTGCTACCTGGCTTTCTCATTTTCTCACCACTTCCTGCTTTAATACGTTTTCGTTTAGCATGTATATTAGCATATAATCCTCGTTTTGGCATTTTAGTCCTCCTTTACTTCTTCTACTTCTTCTTCACTTTCTTTTGCTTTTTCAGCGATGGTGTTTTCATATCCTTTAATAAGATAGTCAACTTCGTTAAGTTGAAGTATTAGTTGTTCTCGTTGTTGTTTTAGTTGTTCTAGTCGTTCCATAATTATTATTAATTAACGTTAAATTATTATAATGTACAAAAGTTATAACTATTCGCCAATAGAGGTTTCTTCTGTATCAATTTCCTGAGTGCTAGTTTTTTCTTCTACTGGTTCTTCTATGGCGGGTAGGCCCGCCCAAAAAGCGTTGATAGCTGACTGGTAGTGATCTGGTAAACCTGTAATCGTAGCATCCCTCTGAAAGTATTGCTTCTCTCTGGCGGTTGCTACTTCTATTTCGTTATCGTCAACAAATATCTTGCTGACTCGTACTGATACTGACCCACTAGGGTCAATAGTCACTGCTTCGTATTGGGTTGTTATATGGCTCATTGTGATTCTTCGTTTATTTGTTGTTGTAATTCGTTCCACGCATCTATGACATCTTGAGTCCAGTATGCGTTAATGGTGTCCTGCACGTGCTGTGGCAGGTCTGTAATGTCTTGGTTAGGAACCCTAACCTCTCTGTGATGGCTTTCGGATATGACCGTTCCATCGTCAGTTACTCGTGTCGTTTTTCGTAAGGACACCTGTCCAAGTTCTTTGATGTCTATAGACGTATATGATTCTGTTTTTTCTAGCATAAGTTTAAACGTGATAAGTTATTTGAAATACAATAGAGTGTGCGCCAGTCCCGAAGTCATTGCCCTTTAAGTTACTAATTCCTAAACTTGAGTTTTGAAAATATAAAAAAGCATTGGTTTCACCATCCCTAATTTGCATCATAGTTGGCGCTTCACCTGCAAACCCAGTTGCAAAACCTATGCTTCCTGCAATAGCTCCTGTGCTTGTGCCAAGAGGTGTGTTAGCAGCGAATGGTAAACCACCTAGTTCTACGTTTGTACTTGATGAGCCTGCTGTAATTGAATTTACGCTAAACCTACCTGAACAGTGTACTACGTTACCAATCTTAGTGTATTTACCATAGTTATTAGAGTTAAAGGAAGGGTTACTTGCCCCTGCGTGAATCTGTGGTGTAAACGTTCCCTCTTCGTAGTCATCAAGAGCATTGGCAGCTGCTGTATCTCCATTGAAGGTGATACCACCACTTGATAAGATGCGCATCTTTTCTGAAGATGTACCAGCATTATCAGTAAAGAAAGAAATATATCCAGTATTATTTGCTCCAGTTGTACCCCCCTGTATCATTGCGACAGAGCCAGCATTATTAGCAAAGTTTACTGTAGAAACTACATCTGTAGAGTTGTTGTTAGCGTGTTGAAGTCTAATTTCAGCACCAACAGCAGCCGAACCATCACTAAGAACTTCAAGTTGTGCATTAGGCAAAGTAGTACCAATACCTACATTGCCTGCCTGATTTACAGTAAGGACTTCGTTAGTAGGTCTGCCACTTGTGTTTATACCCCCAAAGCCAAATGATAAAGTAGCGTTTGCTCCACCAGTATTATACAGACTACTTAAAGAAACCCTACCTGAACTTGAGCCATGATACGATAGTAATGCTCCATAGCTAGTTGAAGGACCCCCAATCTGTAACGCTCCTTCGTCATAATAATTACTAACTGTACCTTGTTGATAAATGTGAAGAAGTTCTTTTGGGTCATCAGTACCAATACCTACTTTTTCTTGTATAATTACATTACCACCGTCGGCTTCTAATCTCATTCTTTCAGTTTGAGAGCCGCCAACATTATGCCTAAATACTATATCACCATATACCTGACCTGATGAAGCTGGGTATTTAGCGTCAATAAATGCTACAGCACTTGAGGGTGTGTATGTAAATTCAAATCCATCAGTTGCAGAGTCGTTACGACTTAATTTAAGTCCAAAATTAGATGTACCAGTAGTATTTACGTTAAGCATACTAGAAGGACTATCCGTACCAATACCTACGTTGCCATCAACAATAAGGTCACTTGATATATCTACATCATAACCAAATGAAGCATTACCTGAGGTGTCTAATGCAAATGAAGTTATCTGATTAGTACCATCTGCCTCTAGCTGATAAAACTTAAAGCCACCTCTTGTTCCACCACCTGTTGTGCCTCTCGACCAAAAACGAGAATCAGCAATGTAATAGTCCATTAACAAGCCATGCGTACCTGAAGCTGGCGTGGTTATGTTTCCATAGGCATGAATACCACCATTAACGACTAACTTCTGCGCAGGATTAGTAGCGCCTATGCCTACGTTACCACCATTTTTTAAAGACAGCACCTCAGTATTACCACCATCTACAAATCTTAATCTATCAGTTGTTCCGCCATAATATATGTTAAATCCATTGCTGTTATTAGCTAGTCTTAACCCAACTCTACCAGTAGTCTCGCCACCATTAGAGGCATTTCTTTTTACATCAAGAAGTATGCCATCAACAGCAGCATACATTGTAGCACTGTCAGTAATAGAAACTTTAGATGTAGGACTAGTAGTACCAATACCAACGTTACCGCTATCCTTAATAGCCATTACATAATTTGTAGCTCCAGTTGAAAGTTCAGCAATGTATAAACTTGTTGAATCTGAAGAAAACCCCCACTTACTATCACCAGAAGTTCCCCTTGTTATATCTATAGCAGCTTGAGCGCCCTTAATTGAAAGTTTACTAGTAGGAATTGTTTCACCAATACCTAAACTTTTTGCGCTTCTATCCCAAACCATATCTGCATTTTGAGATACCCCATAGAAGTTGACATCACCTGCACTTGTTATACGCATACGTTCAGTACCGCTTGTATAACTTCTTATTTCACTAACAGTTCCACTTCCTGCTCTTAGCTGTAGTAAGCCACCATTACCATGTTCATTTCCAGAGGCGTGAATTGATGCGCCTCTCGTGTCTCCACTAGCCCCTCCACCACTTATTATTATTTGAGCATTATCTGAGCCATCGCTAGTATCTGTAGATATTAAAGTATTTCCACTAAATTCAACGTCACCAGTAATCCCTACGTTGCCATCGTTAGTTATATTTAGTGTATCATTCCAGCTACTGCCATTATATTGACCAATTTTAAAAGTTCCACTGCCAGGATTATTTAATCGTACATGACCACCTAAATAAAGATAACCAGTTCCAGTTGTTTCAAAAAGCGGAGCCACTACGTCACCTGCAAAAGTTGCGTTGTCATTTTCTCTAAATAAAGTTAAAACATCTGTTCCGTTTGTTGAGTTATCGTGTCTTTTAATGATAAAATCATTAGCAACTCCGTAATATCCTATACTAAAACCATAAGTTGAAGTGCTTTCTTTAAAGTTTATGATACTATTCTTTTCAGCATTAGTTTGTAGAGTTAATGTTCTGTGATCGGATGATCCGTCTCCTAAGGTGATATCACCTGCAAGAGTTGCGTTACCTGACTCATTAACAACAAACAGTTCGTTGTTATTATTAATACTGTCTTGATTATGACCAATAACAAACTTTTCACCAGTATTATTGTTATTACTATCTATATTTATTCTTAAAGAAGCTGGTGTATTAATTATACCATTTGTTAATGAGTTTGGGTCTAAGGTTAATTTACCATCAATATCTACATTACCACCAACATCAAGAGCATCCCCTATATAAGCATCACCACTTAAATATAAATCTCTCCAAGCATGGCTAGTACTAAATCCTAAATCATTGGCGTTGTGAGTCCCAGGATATACTTTACCGTTAGTGTCAATAGCCATTTTTGTACTACCACCAACTTGTAAAAATATATTATTCCCACTTGAATTAACAGATAATCTACTAACATCAGAACCAATACTTCCTATTTGTGCACTATCTTTGTAAAATCTTAGTATTTCACCATCGCTATTTAATCTTTTAAATAAAGCAGTAAAACCACCATCACGAACTTGATAAGAAGCACCATTGGCAAAAAGAACGTGACCTGCGCCTGTACCAGTATCTGAATCAGCACCCACTAATACGGTACCCGAACTATCGATAGTGAGTCGGTTAGTATCGCTAGTTTTTAAAGAAAATCTATGTGCCGTTGAAGTTCCTAATGACATATCAGTAGTCGCATCGTCATAACTCCAATCACTAGCAACTGCACCACCTGACCTCCGTGCCTCAAATATTTTAATAGAATTACCAGCAGTATAGGTTCCTGTACCTAAAATAGTACCGCTTGATTTGATGCGCATGGCTTCGGCTAGTGAACCACCCGTTTCAAATACAATATTTCCATATCCCGTTGTTGTGCCTTTTGCTCTTATATAAAGATGTTCAAAACCTGAAGCATCATAGTTTATTTCCCCATAAGGTGTGGCAGTTGGGTTTCCAAATCGAATAGCTTGATTTGCTTGCGTAACATCGTTGATATGTAATTTTTTTTCAGCACTATCAGTACCAATCCCCACGTTGCCATTAGCAAATATAAATTTCTCTGCTCTAAACCCTAAAGGTTTCAAGGCGTTTTCAGCAGAGTTGCTTACTTGCAGACAAAAGTTGCCTGAACCTACTTCGCCAATATTATCTACAAAGTTGCCTTGTGCATTGGTGTTTAAGTTTATCTTTAAATCATCAGTAAGCGTACCACCTGTAATTGGTAAAAAGTCAGAAGCAGTAGGTATCGTGTCACTATTAAAGGCGTTGGAACCAAGTGTTCTGTATGTAACGTTTTTTCCTGGATCCCACATAAGGGCTACAGTGTTACTAGCACCCTCAGATATACCATTTAAATTTAGCGTATCTATAAACGTAGTGGAAGGTATCTCTTGAACCTCAAGGTTATTAAACTCTACAGTTCCGTCAAAAGCAATGTAACCTACACCACCCTCTGTAAATGTAGTGTCGTTTATTTCACCATTGATAATCTGGTTTCCATCAATATCTACTCGTATCTTTTGACTAATGACTTGTACGGTAACTCTGTGCCAGTTACCATCATCTATATCTACACCTGAAATAGCAGTACCATTAACGCCGCCTATAAGATAAGATTGACCTACATTAGTTTGTCTTTTCTGTACTCTTACCGTATTTGAACTGCGTATAATTACATTGTAACCATCTTCTGATGGTGAGTTTTGACCATGATAAACTAACCCAAGATGAGTAGCGTTACTAGTCTTAAATGAGAAGGTAGCTATAAAGTTTTGGTGTTCAGCGTATGGTGTAGTAGCTGCATAAGAACTAGAGCTTTTAACAAACTTAACTGTCTTATCATCTATCCAAGTTGCTGTATAGTTACTACCTGATTTTCTCCAACTAGCGTTACCGTTAGTATTTGTAAAAGACCCATCAATATTAAGGTCATTTGATATATCTACATCACCACTTGAATTTATAGTTAAATAATCAACATTATTTTTACTGAATTGTACTGCGGTGGCATCAAAACTAATGTTTCTCCATGTTTTATTAATTTCACCAAAGTACATGTCTTTTGTATTGTCACCAGTTGGTCGGATATATGATGATGCTCTATCAAACTGAATACCATATCCTCTCACTTCTGTGTAAGCATTATCACTATAATAAACTCTTAGTCTCCTGTCAGTAGAGTTATTTCCAAGTGTTAAATCACCAGTAAGAGTGCCACCACCCAGCTCTAAATACCTACCATCTAAATCAGCAGTAACTGTGTTGCTGTCGTTTCTAGTAAGGGTAAGAACACCATCTCCAGTATTGAATGAAGCTGATGTTACAAAGGTGTTATCACCTGTACTTGTAACGAATCCAGCATCATTATTAAACTGAGATAATTTAATTTCGCTTATTGCTTTTCTACGAGTTTGATTACCTACTACACTAGCATCTCTAATAATAAGTTCATCATCTCCGCCCACAACATCATCAGTCATGTCCGTTAAGTTCAGTACACTTATCTGAAGATTAGCTGCACCTGTAGAAGCTCCACCAGATAAACCTGAACCATTTGCAGTGTTTACTGCGGTAATATCTCCACCTGCTAGTGTTGATGCAATAGTAAAAGTCTGAGTACTTGAAGAATATGTTGTTGTTATACCTGTCCCTGCGGCTACAGTAAGAGTAGCTCCAGCATCTATGTCTCCAGAGTTTGTTCCGTCACTTATAGTCCAATGGTCATAATTATCTTTATTGCCAAGAAAACCATCTACCTCTGATTCAGTATAATATAAATTATTTAACTGACCAGCATTTAATTCAGTCTCTGTATAATATAAATCATTATGATTATGACTAGGAAGTGACGTTAAAAAACCACTTAAATCTGGTGGAGTAAAAGTAAAAGTACCATTTGAATAACTAAGACTACCGCTAGTTGATGTGTTAAGAGTATCATTTGCAGCGCTTAAATCAGTTAATGCTATAAAAGATGATACTGCTGCTGGTTTAAACCTAAATTCTCCATTTACTAAACTTAACTCACCACCAGCATTAGCAGATTGAGTAACAACAGACAAATGTTGTGTAACGTCTGACGAAGAAACGGATGTTAAGTATGTACTACCATCAACACTATACGTACCAGACCCATTAGTTTTCATAAATCCAGCAGTAGCAAAGTCACCGTCTACTAACACATCCGAATGTGACGTTTCAGATGTTAAGTACGTATTAGTATCTACCGCATAAGTTCCGTTTCCAGTTCTTTTTAAGAATCCATTGCTAGTAAAATCAGCATCTTTTAAGAAAGTAGAATCATCATTAAAAGCACTAAGAGGTATATTATCTAGCGTAATTTTCTTAGTAGTACTACCATCAAGTATTGCAATAGAGTCTTGTGAATCAGCTGTTGTTATCGCAGTAAGATTACCTATGGCTAAATTAAGAGTTACATTACCACTAGATTCATTACTGCTTAGCCCTGAAGTATTGCTAGTAGTTATAGTATCTATAGCTCCAGATGGGAGAGAACTATTTATTGTTACATTAGTTCCGCTTTTATTTAGCGTTACATTGGTTCCAGCAATAAAAGTTACTGCATCATTAGATGATATATCAGAACTGTCAGTTCCAACAGTTAAAGTCCAATGATCGTAATTATCAAAGTTTAATGATGGTAAATTATTTAAGTTATTATAGTTTAAGTAATAAGACCCTTCTTGCCCGTCTAACTTATCAGCATCAATAGCTGTTAAGTCTATTACAGGGTCTGTTTGACCCGTAATTGTTAAAGTTAAGTCCTTTGTAGAAGCATTATAACTACCAGCACTAACAAAACTATTAGTATCCGTATTAGTATCAGTAGAACTAATAGTCATTATGTTATTAGAAGGATTATAAGTAACAGTTGTAGCCCCACTTCCTGCAAATTTTAGTGTAGATCCTGACGTTATTGCTTCCGTATTTGGCGTTGGAGAAACACTATCTGATATAGTCCAAGATTGATAGTTATCTTTGCCTGACAAAAATCCATCTACTTCAGATTCCGTGTAATACAAATCATTGTGATTATGTGATGGAAGAGCAGTAAGATAACGACCATCTAAATCAACGGTAACATCACTAGCGCCTTGTACATTTAATGTTAAAACTCCAGTTCCTGTAGCCCAGTTAGCCCCGTTTAAATAATAATTAGTATTTGTAAAAGAAGCTGTTGCAGAAGCTACAGCTGTAACGTGACCATTACCATCAAAGGTAAGATCTTGTATAAAAGAATTACCACTATTGTTTTGAGTAATTGCGTTACCACCTATAGTGGGGTGGGCAGTAAGATAACTTTGTAAATCAGATATCTGGCTTTCTGTAATACTTAGCGCAGCTTGATGCTGCGTTACATCTGCTTGAGTTACAGTGTAATCATTTATAAATCCAGAGTTATTATTATTTAATAAATTTAAATCTATATTAGCAAGAGTAACTTTTTTAGTATTACCTGACTGACTTAATGCTAAAAAATCACCACTAGTAACAGTTGTTTCTGCAGTTAATCTATTAACATCTAAAGACATAGTTACTGTGCCACTACTTTCATTACTAGAAAGCCCTGATGTAGCGCTAGTAGATATTGTTTGCACATATCCTGTAAGGCTAGGAACAGAAGCAGGAGTAAATGTAAATGTACCGTTATTATATGCTAATGAACCACCGCCTGAAGGACTAGCCTCATTCACAATACCAAATGTAGTTGCTACTGCTTTATTATTAGCATCACCAATAAAAACCTTGCCTTGATTTAAATTAATACTACCCGTTACATCGCCAGTAACATTTCCTATTAAATTACCTGTAAATGTATTTGCTGTGACGGTTTGAAATACTGGATTTAACGGCAGATCGGACTGAGATATAGTGGTTATCTTAATTCTTTGTTCCGTGGCGTCTGAGAGGCCGCCAGATAGCTTATTTAACTCATCATATATATCAGTAACTACTCTGGATAACTCAGAGTCGGCAACCTTAGGAGCCCTTAACTTTCTTTTGTTTTTATTAGCCGCCATTACAATATTTTATTTTGGAAAAACTCTATTCCTATAAACGATACCTATATGATCTACTTCTGTATTTCTATGAGCATTTGTTGATGATGCTTTAATTTGTATCCACTTGCCATTACTTGATGAAGATGAAGAATCTAAAGAAGATACATTTGCATAAGAAGAACCGTCAATAGAAAAAACTGTATTAATGTTTGATATATCATTTCCAGCAAGATATACTTTTCTAAACTTTTTATTTTGAGTAACAGTACCCATATTTATTTTTTTGCTAATCCAAGAGTACATCTTCCTATTAGTATCTCTAAACAGTTCATAAATACCATTACTATAAGCAGCTAAAATGCTATTAGTAGCAGAAGTAGTTATTGCTTGTATATTTTCAACACTATCAAACAAATTTACTAATCCTTGCACAAACCACGCACTAGTATTTAATCTGTATAGCCATATTCTTCTAGTTCCAGACGTATATTCTCCATATACAATAAGACATTCTTTGTCAGCATCATAACTTAATAATGGTTTAAATGACGCATTATTTTTAACACAGGCTTTATACCCAAACGTATCTGCATTTACGACTCCATCTACGGTTCCATCTATCGAGTCAATAAAATCAACAGGTACAGATATATGATTAACTTGCCTTCCATCATATAGATATATTCCATTGTCATTAGCCATAAACAATCCACGTTCTGTAGACTGTATAGACTGTTGCGACAAGCAACCTAAACCATTAAAAGTATCTTCTATATACAACCGGTCAGGATTTATTCTATACATATTAAATTCATCAAATGCATAAACCCTACCTGAATGAGAGGCAATAGCGGTTATTGGGTTTGGCAAAACTAAATAGTCATCTGTCCAGTTAAACAAATCATAAGAAAACTCTATACTCCTAACTATATAGTTGTTCCAGTTTTCATCTGGAGCAGACGGATTATAAACATCACCTACAAACAACTGAGAATTATGTTGGCATGAAACTCCATAATGAAGAGTAGAGGAAGACTGATACTCGCTAAGTCCAGATTCATCTGTATATAAATCGCCCTCATAAGCACCTGCAGTTATATCGTATTGCTCACCTATTGTAGAAGAGTAAGCTGTTAATGTTTTTGTAGAGTTTATAGAAGAGGTAATTGCTAACTCTTCCATTAGTCTAAATGAATTTATTTGATTACTTCCAATTTCATCATTTTCAGAACCCGTTATGTTCATGTAAAATTTTATAGAAGTAATTCTTTCTGATGCAGTATTGTTTGTAATACCATCAGTAAAACCTTGTATAAAAAATTTAAATGTTATCTCCTCAAAACTGCTAACATTGTTTCCAAATCCAAACCAGTAATGACCAGCAGGTATTCTTGTTATAGGAGATTCTTTATATCCATCATATATGTAACTAACCCCTATACTATAAAATGTTTGCTCTTCAAAATTATCAGCATCACTGTTATTAGGTACGGAAGCATTTGTGTCATACTTACTACCGTTTTGAGAACTTGTTTTTGTAGGATTGTAAACCCCTGACATAGAAGTTCCTGCACTTCCTACAACTCCAGGACCTACCTCTAAGTAATAAGCAGTTTCATTAGTGCCTCCAATAGTAGGGCTACCACTAGAAGGATATTTTGTTGCTATATCATCTGGCCAAGTTATATCTAATGTATTTGAAGGAGAAGAAGCTTTTCGATAAGTAAGCCCTATATAATCATAGTTAGAAAGTGTTCCTACGGGAACAAGTAAAACTCCTTTGCTAGGAAGAGAAGATGTATCAGATAAAGTTATTGTAGAAACAGGAACATCTCCAAGACCATAAATATTTGTTGCTGCAGTAAATGTAACCTTTATAACACGAGGCCCTTTTATGTCTGCATCTTTAATTATATAATTAGTAGAAGGAGTGTCACCAAATTGACCTTTATTGACTTTACCTATCCACTTAGGTACATTATTAGCACCGCTACCAAGGCCTATAATAGCTTGGTTATTTACAGTTTCAATTGTAGCTACATTACTATGGTTTATACTTCCTTGGCTGACATACTGCCTGGTTCCGGGGTTATCGTAATTAGTTATGATCCCCACCTTATTATTAGAAAAATCTACTCCGGCAATATGGTTACTAGCAGTTCTCTCTTTGAGAACTTTCATTACTGCAAAATTAGTATAATTAGAAAGACTAGAAAAGACTGTTGAATTTTTAGCTATACCACGTATTGTTCCATACGGAGCTTCAGGCTCCGTGTTAATGCACAAAGCAGCAGCATCATCAGGTATATCTGTGCCATCAGCTTGGCCATACATACCTTTTTCAAACTGTCTTAACTCTTTTAGCTCTCTAGCCAAATTATGCCTCTACGCCTGCAGAATTAAATAACTCTAATACTTGTGTTAATATATCAAAAAAACCAACTACATCTTCGTATGTAAGTATTCCAGAAAGTATTAATATAGTAACTGCAAATGCAACACCATTTCTAACTGTAAGTATTTTACCAACATATACTTTTGCGTCATCCCAATTTCCAGCTAATACAGCCTCTACAAGCCTTCCTATTGGCTGATTAGGAACAGGCAATAAATCTAAAACACCGTGTAGCGTTTCTCCTACCATATTATTTCCACCTGCCGTTTTACCGACAAGTACAGCTGCTTTTTTTAGTATGTTTTTTAATTTTCCTTTACCCATAATATTATTTTTTAATTAGTTCTATGTGTGGTAAGTCAATAAATGTTTGATCATCAAACTCATTATCTCTATCCCAATCACCACCCCATCTTAATTTATAATCTGAATGTTCAAGAATAGGTTGAGAAACCCCTAAAAAAAGACCCCACATTAAGTAATATCTTTCTTTATTGTTAAAATCTATAGGATAAGGATTAACATCAATAGCGTGGCATAAACCATCTTCTCGTATCTGATGTTTAGATTTTTTATTTACACCATCACAATTTGTTACAGGAGACCTATCTAATTCGGTTGTTCTCCCTATAGCATACAGAGCTTGTTGTTCTTCTGCTGTCCTTACACCCATTGCAATAGATATATCAAACACTCTTACAACACTATATGCGCATTTAATTAAAATAGGGTGTACACTTCTTAATCTTTCTTTTGATATTCTTCCAAATGCAGGCATTATAACTCATATATCTTAACGTTGTATGTGGCATCTGTATTGTTAGCATTAGCATACTTTCTGCCTTCTTTTACCTGGTCTCTCCATAAAGAGTGATGATATGAACGAACCTCAGGAACTAATTTAAATGCTCTTTCACAAGCTCTATGCACTAAGCACTCATGAAATCTTTCTGGTATTTCTGGCTCTTGTTGATAATCTTCGCTGCCATTAGATGCAGTAGCAAACTTTCTAGCATACCTTTCATATATCATGTTAAAAGATTCAGAAGCTGCAAATGCTTTATCTTCAGACCCATTCCAAAACCCTAAATATAATTGTATTGGGTTATTAGATTCTATATACCAAAATCCATTATCTTGTTTTAAATAACTAGTTTGTACAGTATTAACTAATTCTACTCCAGCTTTATCTACGCTCCTTACTCTTATGACATCAGTAGGAAAACCAGAAAGAGTTGGTCTTAAATTTTCATTTGATGTAGTAAATGTAGCCCTTGATCTGAGTATACCTGTTCTATCACAAAACTCTCTTAAAGCATTGTCTAAATATATTTCAGCTATACTTGCATTTTCAAGTGGTGATTCGTCAAGAACCAGCTCTATTAAGTTCTGCGCCGTCATTTGATGCTGTTAAGAGTTGTAGTTTTTGTGTATACAAGTTACCAAAGTATTGTATCTGTGACAACAAATCGTTTTGGTTTGCTTGAAATTCTTGTAGCTTTGCCTGAAACTCAGATACAACAGATTGTAGTTCAGATGTGTCTGTTTGTGACTCTGATTGAACTTTAGTTTTTAATCCTTCTAAATATTGATTAGCCTCTGCTATTCTAACCTGAGCTAATTCTACATCTTCTTCGTTTTCTATTAATTGAGATATAACAGAAAATTGTTTTTGTAAATTAAGCTGATCTGTAGTGTTTGCGATAGTTCCTTGCACCAATGTAGTATAATTAACTAATGATGTTTCTAGGGCGCTTGAATAATCAAAATTAGGAAATGACCCTACAGCTGTTACTGTAAGTGCGTTTAATCTTTTATATAATATTTGTTGACAAGCATATAGTATAGATAACTCGTCTGTACCTTGTGGTAGTCCCGCGATACTATTATCTGAAGCAGATACTGTCGGGGCCTCTAAAACATATGCAATTATATCTTCCCCTCCTGATTGTGGATGACCATATACCTTTCCACCAAATACCCAATGAACAGGAAATGTTGCACTAGATTTATAAATAGTAGTATTTCCAGCAGATTTTATTCTTTGACCTAAAGATGTAGAAACTTGCCTTGACGGTTGATTATCATTTCTTACATCGAATATTCTACCTGATATAACTATGCCCGTACCCGCCTGAGCTGTTTTTTCAGTAGTATACTGCATGGCTTTGTCTACAGGAAGTACCTGAACAAGATTATTTACAGCTTCTTGTAATGCGGAATTCATAGCAACTGTTTCTGTTACCGTTCCAATATGCCCTTCTATTCTTGCTTGTAATGTAGCCATAGTATTTAAAATAGGGGGGCTTTGAGGCCCCCCATATTATTAGGTTAGTTTCAACACGTGATGTGTTTCTTGTAACTGCATGCAAAGCCCTTCATCAGAGAAGAACTCATCTTTAACACCATCATAACCGTTTTCAGTTTTGATGTTTGTGCTATAACGCATCTCTCTGTACTTCTTAAGACTAATCGCATCTGGATTAATCACAATAGCGTACTTAGAGTAATTGTCCCGTAACACAGGAGTTGGATAAATTTCCAATTCACAGTGAGGAGTAACAAGAAGGCTCATGTTATAGCCAAACGAATTTTTCTCACTATTAAAGATTTGGAATCCAGCACTGTTGTTGTTAGCTAGGAATTTAGCAGATAGGAAAGAAACCCACTCACGAGAAGCATATACCTGGAATCTACCACGAGATGGTAAGTATTGGCTAATTTTCTCGGAAACAGTCATAATATCTGTAAAGTCAGCTGACGCTTCAGCAAGACTGTGGATATTTTGCTCCGCAGCAGAAGCACTACTGCTACCATACTTAAGTACAGTAGAAAGAGCACCCATTGTTTGACGGATTTTCTTACCACTGGCATTGTTTTGAATACTAGAGAAGTTATCTCCAGCAGCCATGCCAGTACCACCAACACGTACACCAAGAAGCATAGTTCGCTCTTTTTGAATCTTGTGCTCATAAGATTTTTGAGTACGAAGACGAGCTAACTCATCAGTGTAGCCACGCAGAGCAGCTTCACGTAGAGTACCAGTTACTTCTACTGGAGTACGCATAATTTGAGTAGAGTTAAACACTACTTCTAGTTCATCAGAAAAAGCATCAGGAGATACTTCACCTTCACCAATTGCGTTGCCAATAACTTCTAACGTAGCACTGTTAGCAAAAGCAACACAGTTATTATTAGCAGCCTGAGGATTGCCTTGAGCAACAAGTACAAGATTGTTTGAAGAAACACTCTGTACACGAGCTACACCAAGAAAACTGCCATTAGCAGCATAACCCTCTACAACTAGCCCCACTAAATGGTCGCCAGCAGCGTCGGTTGGTAAACCCTTGCTAGAAGCAGGAGCAATAGTAACGGTTGTTGTTGCTCCAGGGGCTCCAGAAGAAGTCCAGGTACTACCTCCATCAGAAGCAAGAGTCATTTGTTGTCGGATAAAACCAGCACGATGCTCGAACATCTTGAAATCTGGATCAGTTACTTTATCATATCCAAGGTTAGAAACCATGGTAATGAATGGAGTAACTTCTGTCCATAATTCTTTAGTATAAGAATCAGGCAGATAGAAATCACGGCGTTCATCAAACAAAATGCCAGCCTGACTGCCACCCGCGACAGTCGATAGCGCTTTAGCCATTTTAAATCACCTTTTGTTTGGTGTTTGAATTATAGTTATCGCCGCCCTTTAGCATAATTAAACATTCCTGCCATAAAAGCTTCGCCATCTGTAGGTTCAGGCTCTGCTTGTTGCTGTACGTTTACATTACTGCCATTGACGACAGGAGGAACTACAGCTTGCACTCGTTGATTTATCGTTTGAGCTTTATTTTGAGCCGCTGCATTAGCGCCTCTTTGTGCTTTATATACCTGAATAAGCGTGTCCATTCCATAATTAGGATTTTGCGCCCAAGAAACAAATTCTTGTGCATCCTTCATATCTAGACCGTGTACATATACAGCTTCTTGCATAGCAGATTGTAATGCCTTTTGCTGTTGTTGTACTTGAGCAGCTTTCGCTTGCTCGTTGCGTTGCTTTGTTTCGTTATATGAAGTCACCTCATCTTGATATTCAATAAGTTGTAGCTGGAATTCATCCATAGACTGCTTATACTTAAACGATTCGCTAGTAGGATCCGCAATAGCGTCTTCGTGGTTGTAGTTTGCAGGCTTTTGTGGTCGGTCAGGTCGTACAGGAGTACTTGGTCCTACTTGTTCAGAGGAACCCTTGTCTAAAAGCACATCATATACTTGAGATGCTTTATCAGGATTTTCTGACAAATATTTAAGCACTGGTTCCTGAGACCTAAGAGCATCAAGTTCTGATTTATATTTATCAGCTCTTGATTGCCAGAACTGCATACGCTCTGGGTCTTGTTTAGCCTCAGTAGTAGCCTGTATACCACTGTCCGTATTTCCACCTTGATCCAAATCTTTTGCGGGAACCTGTTCAGATTTCGCTATATCAATAGTTTCAGGGGAAGTGAGTTGCACATCTTCTCCAATTGTCGGCTCAGGAGTATCTCCAGCAGATTCGTTGAACATGCTTAAAAAATTTCCTGAACTTGCAGCATCAGATACTTGTGTGTTGGTATTATCCATAAGATAAATTATTAGTTATTATTGTTGCTCATTCTGTTCTAGCCCCAGCAAGTCCATAGGACTTTGGGTTCCAGAAGGAATAGCAGTTAGTTTTTCAATATCTTGCTTCATTTGCATTTCTTGTATAGCCCTAGAAGCATCAGCTCTATTTTTAATAGAATCAAGACCAGAAGCAAACTTTTCAACCTCAAGTCTTTTCTTAGCGTGTACCTCTTCTCTTTCGGCTGTCTGTAGGTCACCACGTAATTTTTTAACCTCTTCTTGTAGTTGTTGCATTTGACCCTCAAGCTGCCTAATGTAACCAAATCGTTCAAGCACACCCTCAACATCAACAACTTCACTTTTCTTAAGAACCTCTACTTGGTCAATAAGTCCATTTTTATACATCTCCATGTAATACTCCATTTGAGCATATCGGTTAGAGGGAAGTGTAGACCCACCAACTACAATAATATCGTAAACACCTTGGCTTATATCATTAAACTTAGATATCTCCCTACCTAAATCATCATACTTTATAGAGTTCATAGCTACTTCTGTAACTGCGTTATTCGGCTCTACTATACGTATAATTTTTTCTTCTTTATACACAGATCTAGCATAATCAAGCATAACCTTAGCAAGCTGATTGATACTAGACTCCATATCATCTTTTTTGCTTTTTATCCTGCGTTGACCAAACTCATCCATGGCTATAGTGCCCTTGAATGTTTGAGGTGCCACCGATGCGTCACCCTGCATAATAGCGTAAATACCAAATTGTCGTTCTATCATTTGAACATACATTTGTACTTGGCTAAATAATGCATTAGGAAAAGATTGTGCACCAAATATAACGGGAGTACCTATATCTGCATCATACTCAATAACGGTAGATCCAGACTTGTTAAGCTCAGCCTCTATCCTAGATTTATCTTGAGAACCCCTAGGTAGTAAAACTTTTTGGTTAGTGGAAGATGCGGCATTAGCAACAATCAAACTATTTAGTTTGTTTATCATTTCCTGCAGGCTTCTAACCATGGTAACGTCAGAAATAGGATAAGGAGTCCTGTTCCACATATTATTTAATGGAACAATTGGATATTCCGATGTGGGCAGGTATCCTTTGTACAATAATTTATCACCAATAGTAATGCATTGGTGTACCCTGGTAACCATTATTTTTCGGTCAGCAATAGTGCCATTGTTTATTAAAGTTTCTATATTCATTACGCTAACCATTACAGGTTGAGACTCTACCATCTCTCCTGTTTCAGGATTCATTTGTGGGTCAGCTTGATATAGATACGTATCAGGTCCAGTGGCTTCTAAATTACCAGTGCTATTTATTGTTGTTAATGCATTCTTAACCTCAGAATCTTCAGTCATTATTGTGCCACCCATACTTATGGCTGGCTTTTTAATATATTCTTTATACTCATCTTCCATCATTTCGTATTCTTCATTCGCATACGGGTCCATGATGTGATGAACTTTGACTTGCCCTTTAGTATATCGGTCTATAATCCTATATATACTTACATTAGCATCGTCTACATCTCCTGAAAATACTTGATTTTGTTGAGGTACTCTATTAGAATCATTTGTCCTTTCCTCGTCATGCGGCATTGCACCCTTCATATCAAATTCAGGGTACATGTTAAGTATTTGATCTTCTGTTTTATACGATACTAACAGGCAATGCGCTGCGTCTCTCCATAAATAATCTTTTGTATTCGGGTCAGGATACACATCCCTAGGGTCAATACTTTTAAACTTAACTTCACCACGCCCACTATTGGCATAAGGATCAACATACGTATACAAAACACCACGACCCATAACAGCATAATCTTGCACCGCTTGTTTTAATTCTGAGTTACCATCAGATATCTGCCACATATACTGCATAAGATTTGTAAATACAGCAGCCATCTTTCTATCAGAGTCTTCTCTAGCTGTAGCAGAAAATCTAGGCTTGTTAGCAGTAAGCATGGCCTTGAGCTGCTCGGTAGCCCATGTAATAGCGTTTATGACTACGGCGCCCTGACCACGCTTTTTTAATAAATCAATTTGATTTTCAGTCCATTGCACGCCTGCTGAGAACATTTCGTTTTCATCAGCGCCTGTTTTCCATTCTAACTGGGCAGAACTATACTCTCTCCATAGCTCTTCATTAAACAGTTCTGGGTGTTTTTCACTGTAACCGTATGTTCCTGACCTCTTATTATATTTCATATTTGAAATTACGTCTTTTTTTTAGTATTACGCAAGAAGCCAATCATCTGTAGATGCATTTTCTTCTTCATAGTGAAAATCATAGTGTTTAAGCTCATTATCCATATGTTGACGCTCAACATAAGATGTTCCTTCAGTAGGTCCGTAACATTTTAATTGCGCATAATAAAAACCATCGAGCGTATCATCGTGCGCAGCTCTAGGATAAAGTAGTAGTTCATCCCAAAATTCATGCATGTTTTTCTTTAGAAATACTTTGTTTCTTGCAAACATGGGCTGCAGGCTTTCTAACCTATGTGATTTAGAACTTCTAGGGCTATGTTTTATTTCTAAACCAGGTATATATTCTTGGTATTCTGTTCTAAGATAATCTCTAATCATATCCTGGTAACCAACGCTTTCTATTCTAGTTCGCTCAGGTTGCCACGTTTCAAACTTTTCTATAATAGCGTGTGCTAACTGCATTGGTTTTACACGTTTTCTAAAATAGTCTAAACAGTATATGTTCTTATCGGCGTCAACGCCTATAATAAATATTACACTAAAGTCACTTCGAGTAGACAATGTTGACGCAGGGTCAACCCCCATAAATACAAATACAGGAACAGACTCTGATTTTTCTAATTTTTCATCACCCGTTATACCCTTGTGTGTAACATTTATTGCCCAACGCCCACCAGGGCTACGGTGTACAGATCCATCCCAAAATCGTAACTGTTCTGAGTTTACAAGACTATCATTGTCCCCAACTACCTGACACATATACTCTCTGTAAAAAGAAGAAGACTTACCAATCTTTTCCATTTCATCTCTAAGGGTATTTAAATCTTTTAAACTCATCATTTCTGGCCATATAGATCTAGGCTTTTGCCCTTCTTCTTCTATTATAGCACTGTAATGCAACGTCTTCCACATTTTAGGCATATTTTTTAGCGTATATACCAAACAAGATTGATGTTGTGGTGTACCAATGTTTACTATTCTGCCTCTAGGATGCGTTCTTTTTATCATAGGCACTAACGCTTGTAGAAACCATCGTCGGTTTCGGTCTATGGCCATGTCTGTTTTAGTATTTTCTTCATCTTCCGCATCATCAAGAACCACTAATGTAGGCCTCATAGAGTCGACATTTATGCCACGTATTTGCGTACCCATACCTCTACACACAATAGTTGTACCATTTTTTAGTACAATCATATCTTCCCGCCATATTCTAGCGCTATGTTCACCCCAATATCCAAATATTCGTTTAAAATTAGGGCTGTGTTCTAACGCATTTTTTATAGTAGACAACAGGTTTATAGAGTGAGGCCTAGACTTAGATACTAATACAACGACTTTAGGCTGTTGTTTTCTTTTATTAGCGTAGTCTTCTACAAACATATGCCATAATACATACATAAAAGCTACCAGCGTACTTTTAGCAAAACCACGAGGAGCTATAATATTCATAAATTGATACTCTTGTCGGCGCAAGTGCGCCGCTATTTCTTTATGAAACTTAGGAGATTGCACTTCAAATATTTTTGGGCGTATTGTCTTTCCAAAAAACAGTATGTCTTTGGAGAACTGATCCATTAATTTTTGACGAACACTCAAAACATTCCTCTTTGATTATCTTCTTTAGGTTTTTTACTGTCTTTAGTCATGTAATCAACCCATTTACTGCATCCTCTTAACATAACTGCCTCAGGAATATAGTCATATCCTTTACTTTTTAAGTATTTTCTAGAATCTGTGTTCATGCATTCATATGTACTTACATTTCTAGTATTACTTCTATGCATGTACTTGCAATTCCAACAGGAAGGTTTTTTAGTAGTCTGATTTTGGCTCATAAACAAAGTTTTCTTCGGTATTTTCTATTATAAACTCAGAATCATCCATTTCCTCCATAGAATCTACTGATTCATCAGAAGGAAGTAAGGCAGCTAAATCGTCATCAGCAGTAGCGCCAGTTAATGCAGGTTTATTAGGTACTGTACCGCCATCCATATGTAGCATTTTTGCAAATATATCATTTACATTCTTAGCTACGCCAAACTGACGGTTATTATAGGCATCCTCCATAATGTTTTTATAGTTAGATATAACTTCTCCCTCTGTTATACCATGTTCACTAAGTAGTTTTTTTAGCTCTTCTGCTACCATCATTTTTATTTTATGGTTCTTAAGTAATCTTTTAAACGTCTTTTTAGGTTCTTTTTGATCAGGTCGGTATATACGGCCTATTATTTCTAGGTCTTCTTCTGTAGCCCTACCTTTTTCAAGCATAACCGAGGCATATAATGATACAGCCTGTTTAGTACGTTTATTTTTTTTCTCTCTACCTGCCCAGTCATCAGCCATAGTAGAGTAATAATCACCTTTTCCTTTATAGTTTTCATAGTTTATTAGCATTCTTGATGGAGTAAATGCTCTACAATATGCTAAATATACTACATAACGTGTTTTAGGTTTGCCATTGGGCCCGTAGGGGCCCATAACATCTAGTACTTTGCTTCCATAACCAGCGTCATCAACTACATATTCACCCTTTTTTCTAGCTTTCTGCCAATGAATAAAAGATATACCTGTTTTTTGTACTTCTTTTACCTCATCTGGGGTATAAATAGGGCAAGAGATATTTTTTTTTCGAAATTTTCTCTTAATAGTTTCCAAACTAGTCTTTTTTAGCTGTTTTTACAGTCTTTTTAGTTGAAGTTTTCTTAGTAGAAGCTTTTTTGTGAGCTTCATACAACATTTTAACAGCATTTAGTACTTCAATTTGTGTTTGTTGTCCATGTCTATTGTTGTTAATAGCAAACAGGTTAATTTTTTCCTGAGTTTCTTCTATTAACTGTTTATATATGTTATCTATAGTAGGCATAATAATAATATTAATTAATAATTAGGTGCGCCGCCCCTTGGCAGAGCACCACAGCTATTGCATAAAACAATATAACGCTCACTCCCTCATTTTCTTTAGGAAAAGTGAGTTTGTTTCGCTATTGCATAAATCTAGTTACAATAAGTTTTAATAACAAGTAGATATAGAAAAGCCATTAGAGGTGTTTCTTAACCTCTTAGTCGACAATTATTAGTAATGTTGGTCTAACCTACAACCAATAAGGTGATCATAATTGTTTGGTCTGGGTAGGATTCCCCAATTATGTCATGTTGCGAGGCCTTGATACTATGGATTCTCATCTGCTTGGGTCAACTATTACCTGGCAACGTTTTCAATCGTGTCAACGAGTAAAGTATAAATAAAAAAAAAGATACCGTCAAGTCAATGACAGTATCTAATAAGTATGAACAATAGAAAACAATACAATTATACAATAATCAAAAACAAATATAGCAAGATTTAGTGTATGTCCAAAATTTGTTATCCAATGTATTTACACGATATACTACAACCCTACCGGGTTATAATATGGTAGTACGGTATGAATTTTCGTTGAAAATTCTATACTGCTAGCTGCCGTAACAATAATTATAAGTAATATGGAGAATTGATATGAGTACAATGACAATAAACTTAAACGCAAAAGCAGTATACACTAACCCTTTTACTAAGCAAGTAACAGAGACATGGATGACTTCACGTGAAGATGAAGGACTACGTACAATGCTGTCAAGCGGGTTAGATGGTTTGTCTAGCCGAATAGACCCAGAAATATTTGAAACTGCAAACTTATCTACGTTAGTAGACACACCAGAGTTAGCAGACAGGGCTAGACAAGCCTTCGAAAAGCTTCAAGAGATAACAGGGTTTGTAGGCAGTATCACTAAACCTGACCAGGTAAACACCCGAAACGGTATTAAGTATTCCGTGAAGCTTTGGAAGGACAAAACAAAAGCAGTAGGACTAACTATAGACATATAGGGAAATCCGAGTGTAAGAGCCTTAGCCGCCTTTGGCGGCACGGCTCTTTGGGATTACTAAAGCGATCCTTTAAACAACATAAAAACTATGAAAATATTACATGAACTGTTCAAGGTATGTATTGCACTAATGATGGTTTCAGTACTAGTGCTATGTGGAGCTATGATACTTGTAGCTTTTGGCGTCAATATAGACGTAAGACTAATTATGATAGCAAGTATAACTATAATGCTTTCCTTTGTTGGGGCACTAGCGGTTGTACAAGCTGAGGATAATAAACTTAATGGAGACTAATATGGATAATATAAAAATGTATTATTTAAACTCTGACTGTACGTATGGTGATATGCTATACTATCCTTGTCAGATGGATGCTTATAATCACATAAAGACATACATGCCTGAATTGAAGATACCTAACTGCTAATGGCAACTGTATGGCGTAGCTTGAATGACATCATTACTTTTGGTAGATACCAAGGTCGTGATGTTAATTCAGTAACAGTGATAGACCCAGAGTACCTAATGTGGGTACATAACAACAGAAAGATAAACACATACTTTACTGATGATGTGTTTAATAAGATGCATAAAGAACCGGCGCGAAGTGCGCCGAGAAAGACAAACAAACAAAACAGGGTAACGAAGCATAGACGAAATAAGATTTAATCATACCCTGAAACTCTATGTATGTGAGTGTGATAGCTTGCATACATTTTAACTTAAACAATAACAAATCAATAAAACAATGACAAAAATAACAGAAACAGGCAGCGCTTATGTAGTTGTAGAACGTTTTGAAAAAGGCGGTTTTCAATTACATACTGTAGTAGATAGTTTTGAAGATGGTGAACTATTTATGAAAAAAGTACTTAGAATAAGATTTGAAAAAATCTTTGAAGAACTAGATGATCTTATTATGACAGATAGTAATAGATTCTCAGGTCCTAGAAGGTTTTATCAACAAATAAATCATCCTTCAACAGATTATCTTCTTCTTGAAGAAGACGAAGAAAACGAAAAATTAGGATTTAATTTTATAATTATTTCTTCAACATATTGGGATAATAAATCAATACTAAATCATTAATATAAATAAGAAAACAATGCTATACCAAACACTAATAACAAAGACAAAAGAAGAACTAGATCAAGAACAGGTAGATAACAGAGTAATACAAGCTCAAGCTAGAATTAGTAAGGCTATTAGTACTGCTATCGAAGAATGTTCTTTGGCTAGAGTTCAAATGAATCAGGCTTGGTTGATTAATCCTTTAAACGTGGATAAAGTAATCGAGTCTAAAGAGTACTATGAAAAAGTAAATGCTAAATTACAATTCTTAGAATCAGAGAATCAGAGAATGTTTTCTGATGATTAATGTAATTATACGATTTGTAGCATGGTTGCAGCGTAAATTAATAATTAGTTATGCTAAAAATGCTAAAAAAAGCAAATCTTTTGATACTCTTATACAAGCAACTTCTGATGATCGTGGTGATTATGATGTTTATTTTATGACGTCTGACAAAGGAACAATTATAATAGACAGCATACTAATACACTGCAATAAATACGAAGAACATATGCACATATCAGATGTGTATATATCTAAATCATGGAAGTACGCAATGAAAGGCGCCAATATGTGGTGCTTTTCTGATTGCAACTTACAGACGGCACTTGATGTGCCTCAAAAGTTGGTCATGGACTACGAAATAAAACAATTAATGAACAATGAGGAAAAACAATGATAGTAACAGTAATAAACAGAATTAGTAATTCTCAGTTTACAAGGACTGGTGATTACGAAACATTAGAAGACCTAATCAACGATGTTGAAGGTACTGATGATGCTAACGTTTTAACACCTAATTCTAAATTTGTAAACAAAACAGATAATTTCAGAAATATTTATAAATCTGATAATATTAATGTAGCTGACGAGGTAACCATATGGGTATGGCCTGGGACTAAGATAGATGCAGGCTCCTGATATAGTACAACGTTGGGAACAAGCAATCAGAAAATCATTAAGCCTTAGCGACAGCTCTAATGAAGAGCAGCTAGGGCTGCTTTTTAACAATGAAATGACTACCGAAGATATGGTTAATGCCAGATTTAATAAAATGGCTGAACATACCCAAGGAGTCATTAGCGTTTCTAATAAATAATATACATACCCATGAATATATTAGACGTTCCATTAATGTTAAAAAGCATCTATGAAGATACTGGTGCTGTAATAGATACCCATTTAAACTTTGATAATAGAGAATATTTAGTTTATACCCTATACCCATCTATCGTAATAAATAACGATCATGATGAATCATTAGAGCTAAATAATTTTCTTTTTATATCAACGTTTACAGTAGGGTGTGACAAAGATACTAAAGAAATATTTCTTAATGGTCTTACAGGCATAAGAGGTTATAATTTATTACCAAGCTATGACATGGCTAGAGCAAACTATGCACACTCACATGTGTCTGGTTTAACATCTTCAGTTGTTTGCATTGGTGATGGTGATGGTAACATACTTCGTGAAATGTTTAATAAAATGAGAAACAATAGACGGCATTTAGAAGAAGAGGATGTATACACATTTTTCTTTTGTTTAAACAGCCTTGCTCATTATGAAAACTTAGACGGAGGTCCTTATGCTTATATATCAACTGTAAATAATGAAGATGTTGCAGATGATAATAATGCTGAACTTGATGAAGATTCAATAAATGATTTCATAAACGATCAAGGCACATCTAATAATGATGCAGAAACAATATCATTCCAATGGAGCCAAGAAGTTGTAAATCAAATAACAAAAGAATTATCAGATACTATTAATTTATACAATAATACTGATGATTTAGAATTATTAAATCCAGATTTCAAGAAAGGCATAGAAAGATTAGATGAATTGTGTAATAAATTTACTAGCGAAAAAAGATTTGTTAATAACAAAATGCATTTTTACGCTACTAGAATACACGATGAATATGATTTAAATTATAATAATATGTTAGAAGTTTATAAGCAGTTTTACTGCGTATTTAAACATTATTACATAGAAAAATTTGAATCTAACGAAGACATAACTTTATTAGATTGCATAGAGCAATACGGTAAGTTATTAGATGCAGAAGAAAATTATTTTAACTTTTGCGTTGAAAATATAAAAGTTCCTTTTTACAGATTATGGAACTCATCAAATGAAGAATACAGCGACGATATATTCAGTGAGTCTTTATTAGACATAGTAGGAGATTATGCTACTAGCAACTCTAATAAATACTCTGATATAGAATATTCAGTTGATAATCTTTCATTTTTTATTAAAAACAAACTGTACATAGGCAAGTGTCCAGACTTGTCAAAATTACAACAAACAAACTTTGAATTACATGAACACACAACAAAAACATGGGCAATCGAAAACTATGGACATATGGCCCTCATCATCCAAGATGTTGTTAAACAAAAACAAAACAGAAATGAAGCCATTGCAAGGGATGCCTACAATTTCCTTGAGTCCTACAGTAGTAGCCATTGACAGGTTTCTTTGTGCTAAATATCCTAACACCGAATGGTGTGGTATATTATTTTACGAAGAAAAAGGCTCTATAAACGATCCTAATAACTTTACTATAGATGTAAAGTATTTATATCCCATGGATGTAGGTACTGGTTCTTCTACAAGTATTGATAGTTATGAAGAAGTTGTAGAAGCTATAAAGCATAAACCAGAACTAGAAGAGATGAAACAAGGTTTTATACATTCACATCATGGTATGGATACATTCTTTTCTGGTACAGATCAAGCTCAGTTAATAGACGGAGCTAATATATACGATTACTTTTTATCTGTTATTACTAACTCTGACCAAGAATACATAGCTAGAATTAGCTTTAATGTGGTTAGTAGCGAAACAGTAATAGGTAAAAATGGATATAAAATTATTAATGATGCAGAAGTAGGTTACTTTGATTGCGATGTAAACCTAGGAACTGACAACATTGATGAATTCTTACATAATCGTATAAAAGAAATAGATAAAAACAGAACAGTAGGAACATATACAACAAGTAAATACAATTATTTTACTTTAGATAAAGAAACAAATCAAGCAGGTTTTTTGAATTATGATTCTTACAACATGTTTAACATTGAGCCTTCTGAATTTATTAACGAAGAGCTATTAACTTTATATAGTAAAACCTTATTAGATTCTACAAAGTTTGACATAGATGAATTATCTAGACTTGTAGAAGATGCTTATGGAATAACTATAAAAGATAAATTAAACGAAAAACAAATAATAGCTAAAATAGAATGTGCGCATAATTTATTAAATAAAGTTTTTGCAGCACATGGAATGATAAATAATCATAAGGAAACAGAAAGAGATGATTTCTTTGAATACTATAAACGTATGTTTTCAAGCAATAAGTTTAAACAAATACGTAGTATTTATGAAGAAATAGAATGGACAATAGAACTATCTAATGTGTATGATGATTACACGCCTATGGTAGCGTTTTATGCATTTAAAGAAGCATGCAACACGCTATTGCTTATATATGAGCAGCCTGGTAATTATAATATCATAAATATGATAGATATTCTTTATTGCTCTGTTTTTGCACACATATCTACTCGTAGTAAACATTATAAAGCTACACAAGTGGATATGTTACAAGATATAACTAGACCAGTATTATTTGATGACGCAGTCATAGATCAGTACTCGTTTTGGTTACCATATCTAAAAGCTCAAAGCTTAGAAATGCCAATGCAATACTATACACAATTTTATTAATATGAAACTAGAAGGTAAAATGGGTAGAGCTAGATTCAGTAAAGCTGAATGGTTTGAACCATTACAATCATTAAATCCTCTTGTGATTGGGGCAGGCGGCATTGGCTCATGGTTAGGACATTTCCTAGCCAGGGCCGGTGCTGTTCCTATTGTTTACGATATGGATAGATATGACGCTAATAATATTGGCGGTCAATTATGTAAAATCAAAGATATCGGTGAAAATAAAGCTATAGCACTTCAGAAAATTATATCTGATATGCTTGGTCCCTTTATTATGACTGGTATTGAAGAAGAATATACTGAAGATTCTGCAGCGTATGCTTATACATTATGCGCCGTTGATAACATGAATGTTCGCAAGTTAGCCTATGAAAAATGGTTATCGCTTGGTGATGAACGTGAGTTGTTTATTGATGGTCGTATGGGTGCTGAGTTATTTCAGGTATATACAGCTACTAAAACAAAAGATGAGTATATGAATCATTGGTTTCCTCCAGAAGAA